AAGATCGGCGCCTACGTCCGCAGTATGAAAGGCTCCGGCGCCATCGCCGGGATCGATATCTATTACACCGACGATCCGAACCGTTAGGACGCCCATGCCGCGAGCTAGGTACCTGAAACCGGGGTTTTTCAAAAACGAAGGCCTCGCCGAACTCCGGCCGCCGGCCTCGGCGACCGACACGCCGGCCGCCGCGTTTGCCGCGCGCCTCTGTTACGAAGGCCTCTGGATCCTGGCCGACCGGCTCGGCCGCCTGGAAGATCGGCCCAAACGTATCAAGGCCGAAGTATTCCCGTACGACGCCGTCGACGTCGACGCCCTCCTCGTCGCCCTCGCCGGCGCCGGCTTTATCGAACGGTACCGCGTCAACGGCGCCCGCTATATCGCGATCACCACGTTTCCCAAACATCAGCATCCGCACGTCCGCGAACCCGATAGCACGATCCCGGCACCGGGCCGGAACGGGACGAGCACCGGGCCGGCACCGGGCCGGCACGATCCCGGCCGGGCGGAGTCGGAGTCGGAGTCGGAGTCGGAGTCGGAGTCGGAGTCGGAGTCGGAGTCAAGAACAAAGGCCTTGCGTAGTAGTACCACCGGCGACCCTGTCCGGCGTGTCCTGGCGGCAAAGAAGGCGAAATACAAAAGGCGGCACCATGGGCGCTTTCGATAAATGCAACGCGGCCGGCTGGTACGACCCGGCCGAACCCCCGCTCACCGACGACGAACTCGGCGACGCCCTCGACTGGCGGCAAGCCCACGTCCACTACGGCGCCGGCCGGGCCGACTCATGCCCGCACCCGCGCCCGTGCGCCTCCGTCGCCGATTGCGTCGAAAAGATCGCCTGGTATCGCCGCCACCAACGCACGATCGAAACCGCGATCACCGCCGGCCGCGTCGCCGGCTATGTGCTCGCATGACCGGCCGCCCCTGTCTGACGCCGCCGACGATCGGCGACACGCTCTGGCGCGTCGATCTGACCTTTGGTACCGCCTGGATTGTCTGCGCCCTCTGACTGTGGAGAACTCGCCCATGCCCGCCACGCATCAATTCGCCGTCACCGTGGAACGGACCACCGTGCAACGCGTCACGCTCACCGTCAAGGCCGACAACCTCGACGAAGCGATCCGCCTCGCCCTCACGTCCGCTAGGCTCCGCGACACGGCCTGGCGGCACCATGCGACGGCCGCGACGCCGGCGGCGCCGCGCGACCTCGTCGTCGACCTTGGCGAACCGGCGCCCGTGCTCCCGTTTCGCGGCCCTGGTGTGCTATGACGACGGCCGCGCCGCCCGATCCGCGCGTGTTCGAATGGTTGACGGTCAAAGAGGCCGCCGCCCGCGCGAAATGCTCGACCAAGCTGATCTATCACGCCGTCAAGGCCGGCAAGCTCCGCGCGTCGCGCCTCGGCATTCGCCTCGATATTCGGATCTATGAACCCTGGTTAGAACTCTGGCTCGTCGGCCTGAGTACGCCCGTCCCGATCAACCCGGCGGCGCCCGGCGTCGAACCGGCCGACCCTGGCCCGCTCCCGTTTACGCGCCACGGCCGGCGCCCGAAAGCGTAACGCCATGGATATTCACGCCGCCCGCCGCGCCGTCGATCGCCTCTGGGGCGCCGCGCGCATTGTGCGGATCGGCCTCCGCGCCGACGGCGGCGTCGACGTCGAACTGAAACCGTTTCGGCCGTCCTGGGATACCGACAACGGCGCCGGCGAACGGGACTACACGTACTCGGAACACCGGCTCGACGCGGCCGGCCACGCGGTTTGCCACGACGCCTGTATCCAGCTAGAGGCCCGGATCGACCGCGCCGAAGGAGTCATCAAGCCATGACCGACGACAAACCCGACGCCCTCGTCAAGGCGCCCGCCGGCAAAACGCCCGTCGCGTTTGGCCTCATGCCGTCCAGCATTGACGACGCCTTTCGGTTTGCCCAAGCCCTCGCCCGCTCGTCGCTCGTCCCGAAAAACTACCAAGGCAAACCCGACGATCTCCTCGTCGCCATGGAACTCGGCGCCGAACTCGGCCTCGCCCCCATGGCCGCGATCCAGACGATCGCCGTCATCAACGGCCGGCCGACGATCTACGGCGACGGCCTCCTCGCCGTGATCGTGGCGTCGCCGCTCTACGTCGACCACGCCGAGTACTACGCCGTCGGCGGGATCCGCCGCGACGCGCTCGCCGGCGCCGACCTCGTCGACACGACGGCGGCGATCTGTGCGTTTTGGCGACGCGGCCGACCGGACCCCACGATCCGCGAGTTTTCGATCGCCGACGCCAAACGCGCCGGCCTCTGGGGGAAAGATGGCCCCTGGCAAACCTACCCCGCGCGCATGTTGCGGATGCGCGCCCGATCCTGGGCGATTCGCGACACGTTCCCCGACCTCCTCCGAGGCCTCCGCGCCGCCGAGGAAGTGATCGACGAACCCGCCGACGAGACGCCGGCGCCGCGCCGCGTCCCGCGTTTGTCCGACGCGCGGCCGGCCGACGACCTCCACGCCTTTGTCGATCGCACCAACGCCACGCGCCTCGCCGATCCGCCGGCCGAGGCCGTCGACGACCTGGCCGACCTCGACGCCGAACTGGCCCGCAAAGAGGCCGCCGACCATGAACCGTAACGCCGGCGCCGCCGACCGCATGGAGGCCGCCTTAACCGCCCGCCTCGCCCGGTACCGCCACCTGGCGATCGCGCTCCGCTACGACTACCCCGAGACGACGGCGCCGGCCTCGGCGATCGAAGCCCTGTTAGTCGAGGCCTACCGCGACGGCGCCCGCGATATGTACGCCCTCATCGACGACGAACTGGCGCCCTTGTGGAAAGCTGTTGGTTTCGACGAATGATATACATTAGAACCAAAATGATATATAATACGTCTAATGAGATAGGGACCGGCAAGCCCGCCGGCCCGAACCGAAAGGCGTAGATAGCATGGCTCCCAAGTTTCCCCGCTCCGTCGCCGACCTCCGCCGCGATCCCCGCGTCGCCAACGCCTACCACGAACCCGACAACGGGTTCTGGATCGAACTGAAGCCCGGCTGGACGGCCGACCCCCGCGACGCCCACGACATCCACGAAGATACCGTCGCCGACGCCCTCGCCGACTTTCGGAATATCGTCCCGTGCGACTGCGCCGACTGCGCGACGCCGAGGCCCGGCCGGTAACATGGACACCGCCCCGATCCCCGCCGACCTCGCCACGCCGCGCCGCAAACGCGGCTATTCGACCGCCTACACCCCGACGCGCGGCACCGGCCGCGCCTACCTCCTCGCCCGCGTCCCGGCCAAAATCTGGGACGCCGCCCAACAGAAGGCCCGGCGGGAAGGCGTCTCCATGCGCGCCCTGCTGATCAAGCTCCTCGACGACTGGACGGCCGCATGATCGCGATCAAACGCTGCGCCTGTCCGCCGGCCGCCTGGCGTAAATGCGCCGACGACTGGTACATGCCGAAGCTCCGCCACGCCGGCCGCGAGTACGAACCCAACGTCACCCGATACGCCGCCGTCGTCCTCGGCAAGACGATCACCACGGCCACCGAGGCCGACGCCGTGATCGTCGACGTCCTCCGGCCGGCCATTCGCACCGGGACGTACGTGTCGGCCAAAGATACCGTCCGCCTCAACCTAACCAAACGGCAGACCGCCGTCGACGGCGACGCCTCGATCGCCGCCGTGATCACCGCCTTTACGGCTGACGTCATCAACGCCGACCAATCCCGCACGCGCGGCACGCGCCGCTATGAAACCCGGATCCTGACAAGCCTCGGCGCCTTTGTCCCGCCTGGCCGCCGCGTCACGTTTGGCGCCCTGCCGATCGCGGCGCCGTCTGACGACGACGTCCGCGCCGACCTCAAGGCCTGGCGCCTGAGCCTCGGCCCGCTGAAAAATAACACCTGGGCGAAACACCGCAGTGTGATCGGGCAATTCTTCCGCTACGCCGTCGATCGCCGCTACCGCGCCACGGACCCGATCGCGACGGCCCCCGACCACGACCGCAAAGCCCTCCGCCGAGGGAAAAGCGAATCACGCCGGACCCGGATCACCGAGGCCGACGAAACCCGCCTCCTCTCGGCCGCCGGCGCCGACCGCGACCCGTACCGCGCCGCCTGGCTCGTCGGCCTGATCACCGCCGCGATCGCCACGGGCATGCGCCTCGGCGAACTCCTCGCCCTCCGCTGGGCCGACGTCGACCTCGCCGCCGGGATCGTCTACGTCCGCGCCATCGAAGTCGGCGCCCGCAAAACCCTGACCGGCCGCCCGATCCCGATCTTCGCGCGGCTCCGCCGCGTCCTCGACGCGCGCCTGGCCGCCGCCGCCGGCACCCCGGCCGCCGCCCGATCGGCCTACGTATTCGGCCACGCCACCGGCGATCGCGTGAAACGGATCTGGCGGCCCTGGTCGACGGCCGTGCTCCGCGCCCACGGCCATACGGCGACCTGGCGATCGAAGGCCGCCGGCGCCACGGCCAACCACATGACCGCCGCCTCGGCCGCCGTCCTCAAACGGATCGGCTGGCACTTTCACGACCTCCGGCATGAGGCCGGTTGCCGCTGGTTGGAGAGCAAACTGTTTGACTTGGAACAGATCCGCCAACTCTACGGCCACGCCTCGATCGCCCAAACCGCGAAGTACCTGCACGCCGCGACCGGCTCCGCGCTCCGCGTCGCCGCCGACTACGACGCCTATCTCGACCGCCTCGCCCGCGCCGACGCGACGGCCGCCACGGCCGCGCTAGACTCTGGCCCGAGAGGGGACAAATTGGGGGCAAATGGAAAACGCGCCCCACGGCCCGGCACTGGCCCGCGCCTCGTCAAACGCGACAAACCCTGATATGACCGTCACTTCCAGCCGGCGACGCGCGAGAAATACGGCCGATGGGACGGCGCCGCCCTGGCGCCGCACATACGGTTCCTTCCGTGTCCTTCCGTGGACGACTGGCCAATTCCTTAGCGTTTTGGCGTGTTCCACTTTGTTCCGTAAACCCCTGATCCGGCTGAGGAGGGGACAAATTGGGGGCAAATGGATTTTGTCCCCACCCCGATCGGAGGCCGTATGCGGTATTGCGTCTGGCCGAAATGCTCGATCCGCGTCCCGCGCGGCTACTGTCCCGCCCACGCCCGCCGCCGCGACGTCGATCGCGGCACCCCGACCGAACGCGGCTATACCGCCCGCTGGCACAAACGCGCCGCCGCGTTCCGCGCCCGGTATCCCCTCTGCGGCGACCGCCCCGCCGGCCTGGCGCCCGTCCGCTCGCAGTGTCGCGACGCCGGCCGCGTTACGCCCGGCGACGCCGTCGACCACGTCACCCCGCATCGTGGCGATCCCGGCTTGTTCTGGGACGAACTCAACAACTGGCAAACCCTCTGCGCGGCCTGTCATTCGGCCAAGACGATCGCCGGCCTCTGACGGACCCCGCCGCGTCCGCGTCGCGTCCTGGCGCCAACCAACCGGTTTCCCGGCGCCGTCTAGGCGGCAACGTGGACACGATCGGCCGCTAACCCTGCCAACCGGTTTTTGTGAAACCTCGGCCTGTGTGGTTCTGTTACCACACTTACGGCAACTTCGATCTACCCCCCCTGGCCTGTTATCTCCTCCACGCGCCAGTAGTTCGCGCGTTTCGGTCGTTCGATCAACACCGAGGTAAGCCATGAACCGATCGCCCTTGCTCCTCCGCAAGAACCTCGACGATATGAAACGCCGAGGCACCTATCGCAAAGAGACGCACGCCCAACAACGCAGTCCGACGGCGCCGCTCGGCCACCCTGTCAAACCTGACAGTCTGGACCCTGTCAGTTCTGCCACCTGGGACGCCGTGATCGTCAGCCTCGACGCCATGCAGATCACGCACACCGTCGACGGCCACGCCGTCGAACAGTACGCCCGGCTGTACGCGGAAACTGAAGGGATTGGCGCGCAACAGGCTGGCATCCGCGCCTCGACGGCCACGCTCAACGCGACGATCCCCGGCTTGACCGGCGCCGACCTCGTCCTGGCGATCACCCAACTCGGCGACCTCGCCAAGCTCGACGCGAAATGTACCGACCAACTCCGCAACGGCCGGAACGCTTTGCGCTTGTGGCTGGTGGAATTTGGTTTGACGCCGGCGAGTCGCAATCGGATCCGCTTGCCGGAGGCCGCACCCGACGCCGCCGATCCCTTCGCGGCCCTGGCCGGACAGAGGCCGGCATGATGGCGCCTGATCCGTCGCTCCGTGCGGGGCTGGAACACCTCATCGAAACGCTTGATCGTCAGATTGGGGAAATCGCCCATGATCCGGATGATCCCAAGGGCTGGGAACGCGACGGGTATTTCAGTGGGCTTCAAGAGCTGCGACGCCTTCGGGCTGCCGTGGCCGATCTCCTACGGGCGCAGCCCCCCGATCTGAACCCGCCGCAGTTCTTTGAAGTGTCTGGCCGGGAGTTGAACTCCAGCGATTTCCTGTGGTCCTGCTATTGCCAATTCAGGGGTCTGTTCAAAGCGCAGGGACACAACCTCATCCTGTTGACGCGGAGCGAGTTCGACCGGCTGACCGGGCGGGCGCAGCCCCCACCCGCCCCCGACCCGCCGTTGGCAGACGCTCCGATTACCGATACCGAGGCCGCCAATCTTCGCTATGCCCGTGGGTTGCTCAGGAAGGCCGCGAGTTGCGGTGCCTCGTTTGTGGACATCAACGCCGACGTCCTGCGCTACCTCGTGGAGAGCCGACGACGACTGAACGACCGACTACGTTGGGCCGAGCATCGGGCGCAGCCCCCACCCGCCCCCGACCTCCGCGAAGCGTTCAGGGCTGGCTTTCTTGCCCATCCAGACAGGGAGGCACCGTCAGGGTTCTACTGGAGCTTCGCACCCGATACGTGCATGGCGGCTGATCGTGAACCATCTGCGTGGGAAGCGTGGTTGGCGGCCCCTCCTGCCGTCGAGGGGACACGCCCATGACCGACACCCGCACCAAACGCGCCGTCCGCCGACGCGCCCGCGCGATCGAAACATTCGGCAACGCGGCCGACGCGATCGGCCCGATCACCGCCGACACCAACGTGTTTCTGCTGACGCGCGGCCAATTTTCGATGATTGATATCGTCCGGCACGTCCTCGCCGACCTCGGCCCGGCGGCCGTGTCCTTGTGGACCTGGGCGATCGCCGATTACGAAGTGGAAGTCCTCGGCGGCCTGATGGCCGATCGGAACGTGACGGCCGCGCGCCTCATCCTCGACCGCTCCGCCGAACACCGCAACGCGCCGATCGTGCGGCACTGGCGCCAGCAATTCGGCGACGACACCGTCCGCGTCTGTAAGAACCACGCGAAGATCGCGCGCGTCTGGACGCCGACCCTCCGCGTATTGATTCGCGGGTCCATGAACCTGAATTACAACCCGCGTTTCGAACAAGCCGACGTCACGACCAACGGCGCCGACTTTGACCTCATTACCGAGATCGAAAACGCCCTGCCGATCCTGCCGCCTCTCTGTGAGAATGCCGCCGCCGACGACGCGACCGGCCTGTCACGCGCGTTTGATTTTGCACAACTGGAAGCGTTTGCCGGCGTCAAGGTATGGGCGAAGTAATCGGCCACGCCGCCGTCATTGCCCACCTGACCGCCGCCGGCGTCCGGCTGGATATTGCGACGATGTACGCCGACGCCTTTACCGACTATCAGGAGGCCGTCGCCAACATTCGCGAGCACGGCGCCGTTGTCGCGCACCCGCGCACGCATAACCCCATGACCAACCCGTACCTCGACGTCCGCGATCGCGCCCGCGCCGCGCTCAAAGGCTTGAACGTCCCGCAAGGCGCCGGCCTATGGCGAAACGGGTAACGGCCAAGGCGCCGCCGCCCGCCGCGTCGCGCGTCGACACGTACGCCGCCGACGTCCTCGCCGATCGGATCCTCGTCGGCCCGCTCGTCCGGCTCGCCTGTGACCGCCACCACCGCGATCGCCGCGACGCCCGCGCCCTCGGGTTTCGGTTTGACGACGCCGCCGCCGCGCACGCGATCGGGTTTATCGAAACGCTCGTCCGCTTGCCGGACACGACCGACGACGACGGGAACCCGCGCCCGTTTCTGTTGGAACCCTGGCAAGTGTTTATCGTCGGTTCGCTCTTTGGCTGGAAGTGGACGACCGGCCGCCGGCGCTTTCGGAATGCTTATATCGAAGTCGCCAAAGGGAACGGGAAAACGCCGCTCCTCGCCGCCGTCGGCCTCTACGGCCTCCTCATGGACGGGCAAACGGCGCCGGAAATTTACGCCGCCGCCGCCGATCGCGACCAAGCCATGATCCTGTTCCGCGACGCCGTCCGCATGGCGCAAGCCTCGCCGGCGCTCGCCGGCCGCATTCGGTACAGCGGGATCGAACACGTCCACAACATGGCGTACGGCCTCGGGTTTTTCCGGCCGTTTTCGCGCGAACAGTCCGCCAAGTCCGGCACCCGGCCGCATATGGGCTTGATCGACGAAGTCCACGAACACCCCAACGCCGATATCGTCAACAAGATCCGCGCCGGCGCCAAAGGGAATTTGGACGCGCTCTTTCCCGAAATTACCAACTCGGGATCCGATCGGACGTCCATTTGCTGGCAACACCATGAACACTCGCGCCGCGTCCTCGATCGCACCGTGACCGACGATCGCTGGTTTGCGTATGTCTGCACACTCGACGACGGCGACGATCCCCTGGCCGATCCGGCGTGTTGGCCGAAAGTCAATCCGAACCTCGGCGTGTCCATTCAACGCGAATACCTGGCCGATCAAGTGTCGGCCGCCAAAAACATTCCGGCGGAAACCAACACCGTGCTCCGCCTCAACTTTTGCGTCTGGACGCAAACCTACGACCGCGCGATCGATATGGCCGCCTGGTATCGGTGTCCGCCTCGGCCGCCACCGGCCGAATTAATCGGCGTCCCCTGTTACGGCGGCCTCGACCTCGGCCAGTCCGATGATTTTTCGGCGTGGATTCGGATCTGGACGCTCGACGACGGCCGCGTCGCCGTGCTCCCGCGCTTTTGGATCCCGCGCTCGACGTTAGAGGCCTACCCGCACCGGCCGTACGGCGAATGGTTGCGCGCCGGCCTGTTGACGATTACCGACGGCCCGACGACCGATTACGACCTCATCGAAGCCACCGTGCTCGCCGACTGTCAGGCCGACGGCGTCCGCGTCGTCGCCTACGACAAACGGTTCGCCGAACAGATGGCCCAACACCTGATCGGCGCCGGCCTCGACCTCATCGACCAAGCCCAAGGCTTTCAACTCAGCGAAGCGATCCGCCGCAAAAACGAATTGGTGACGGCCGGCCTCCTCTGTCACGGCGGCGACCCGATCCTGGCCTGGATGGCCGCCAACTACGTCGTCCGACGCGGCCACCATGGCGTCGACATGCGGCCCGACAAGGAACACGCCGCCGACAAGATCGACGGGCAAGTCGCCCTCGATATGGCCCTGGCCGTCTGGATCCGGCAACCCGCGACGCCGGCGCCCGGCTTTCAAATGTTTTTTGTCGACGGCCTGTAAATGGACGACAAGAAAAAACGCGAAGGCCGGCCGCCGCTCGACCCCTCGGACCCGTCCGTTAACGTCCATTTCCGCTTACCGTCGAAAGAGTACGACGCGACCCTCGCCCATGCGAAAGCCGCGCGCGTCGACCTCGGCGACTACATCCGCGCCGCGCTCCGCCGCATCAACCGCCGGCCGCCGGCGCCGTAGTTTTGTCGCCCCAACTGGCCGCCCGCGCGCCGCCGCGTCACCCTCGACGGCGCCCCATGCTGGAACGCGGTTATTCGCTGCTCCACGTCAAAGCGATCGACGGCGACCTCCGCACGATCACCGGCGTCGCCACCACGCCGACGCTCGACCGACAAGGCCACGTCCTCGATCCCGCCGGCGTCCGCTTTCGCAACCCGCTCCCGCTGCTCCTCCACCACGATATCGAACGGCCGATCGGCCGCGCGACGTTTCACACGCCAACCGCCGACGGGATCACGTTCGAAGCCACCCTCCCGACGATCACCGAGGCCGGCCCGCTCAAGGACCGGATCGACGCGGCCTGGCAATCGATCAAAGCCGGCCTGTTAACCGGCGTCTCGATCGGGTTTCGGATCCTACCCGACGGCCTGAAAGTCCGCAAAGGCGGCGGCGTCCTCCTCGCGCAAACCGAAGTCTGCGAACTCTCGCTCGTCACGATCCCGGCCAACGCCGAGGCCTCGATCCTGACCGTCAAGGCGCTCGACGCGCCTGTCCTGGCCGCGCTTGGCCCTCATCCGCCCGGCGTCTCGGGCCTGCCTGTTGTGAGTGTGCGCCCCATGAAACCGCAACCCCTCGCCGACCAGATCGCCGCGTTCGAAAAGTCCCGCACCGCCAAGGCCGCCGAGATCGTCGCCCTCATGACCAAGGCGTCCGAAGATGGCTCGACGCTCGACGCCACGCAGACCGAACGCTATACGGCGCTCGAACAGGAGATCGCGAGTATCGACGATCACCTCCCGCGCCTCCGCAAAGCCGAGGCCTTGGAAGTGAAGGCCGCGACGCCGATCGCGCCCATCGTCGCCGAACCCCGCACCACGCCGATCGTGCAGGTGTCCAGTCCGCTCCCGGCCGGTACCGCGTTTACCCGGTACTGCATTGCGAAAGTGATCGGCCGTGGATCGATGGCCGACGCGATCGAATTTGCGAAACGCTGGCACGACTCGACGCCCGAAGTCGAACTGGCCCTCAAGGCCGCCGTCGCGCCCGGCACCACGACCGACGCCACCTGGGCCGGCCCGCTGGCGCCGCTGACGCCCCTGGCCAACGAATTTCTGGAACTCCTCCGGCCGGCCACGATCCTCGGCAAGATCCCCGGATTCCGCCGCGTTCCGTTCAACGTCTCGATCGCTGCACAGACCGGCGGCGGGACGTATCAGTGGGTCGGCCAAGGCGCCCCCAAGCCCG